TACTGAGTACACGCTGTCTGGCACTGGTATTACAACTCAGCAGATCACCAGCCCCGCTTCGGGTGACTGGACATTACCAGACATCTCAGTGACAGCACGGCTAATCCAACTCGAAGTAGGCGACACCGCAACCCCATTCGAGCATCGCAGCTATGGGGATGAGTTGGCGAGGTGTCAGCGGTATTATTTCGACGCCTCTGATGCCGCCTTATTCCTTGACGCCTACAATAACGCTGGGGGGTACTCTTCTGTATACGTGGCGTTCCCTACAACAATGCGAGTCGCTCCATCTATGTTTGTATCATTTAGCGGGGGTTCTAACGTCGCATCTTTCGTCGGGTCTGGTGTTAGGGCTGTTGGGTGTAGGTTAGAGATGCGCTGCAATGCGGCGGGTAGATTTTACATATCGAATGGCTACTACAGAGCAGATGCGGAGCTATAACTATGGATAATATGAACATTACAGCAGCGCAGTACACCACAGACTTCGAAGGCAACAACGATTCCATCAAAGCCACCATCGACGGCACTGAAATGACAGTCCCCCTAGACCCAGCCAACCGCCACTACGCCGAGATTATGCGGCAGGTTGATGCTGGCACACTTACAATACTTGACGCTGAATAAAGAAACCTCTTGACAACTAACTAAGACTAGGATACCATGGCTACACTAGACCAAATCAGACAAGCAGCCGAGACTGACTTAGTAACCTTTATTAAGTTAGTAGCTCCTGAACAGGTTCTAGGACAGTGTCATGAAGATGTCTGCAACTGGTGGGATCGGGAAGGTTCCAAGTCTCACCAGCTCCTCCTCTTCCCTCGTGACCACGGTAAGTCTCGTCTTGTAGCTTTTCGTGTAGCTTGGGAGTTAACCAAAGACCCAACCCTACGTATCCTGTACATCTCAGCCACAGCTAACCTAGCTGAGAAACAACTAGGATTCATCAAGAGTATCTTAACTTCAGAGATATATAGTCGTTACTGGCCCGATCATGTTCATCCTGAAGATGGTAAACGTACACGGTGGACTAACTCAGAGATCATGTTAGATCACCCAGCTCGTAAGAAAGAGAATGTACGTGACCCTTCTGTTTTCACTGGTGGTCTTACCACTTCTCTTACAGGTATGCACTGTGACATTGCAGTTCTAGACGACATTGTAGTTTATGAGAATGCCTACACAGGTGAGGGCAGAAACAAAGTAAAGAGTCAATACTCTCTTTTGTCATCCATTGAGGGTGCCGAAGCTAGAGAGTGGGTAGTAGGTACTCGTTACCACCCAGCTGATTTGTACAATGATCTACTCCAGATGGAGGAAGACTTGTATGATGATGACGGTAACAAGGTAGGCGAAGAGACTATCTATGAGATCTTTGAACGTCCAGTAGAAGACAACGGTGATGGTACAGGTCAGATGTTATGGCCTCGTAGTCAACGTAGAGATGGTAAGTGGTTCGGGTTCGACCTTAAGGTACTAGCTAAGAAACGAGGACAGTACCTAGATAAGGGACAGTTCCGTGCACAGTACTACAACGATCCTAGTGACCCAGACAACGTACCTGTAGGTAGTGACAAGTTCCAGTACTTCGAACGTAAGCACCTACGCCAAGAGAACGGTTACTGGTTCTACAGAGATAACAAGCTTAACGTATATGCCGCTGTTGACTTCGCCTTTAGTTTGTCAAAGAAGGCTGACTACACAGCTATCGTTGTCATTGGTATTGATGCTGACAACAACGTATATGTCTTAGACATTGACCGTTTCAAGACTGACCGTATCTCTGATTACTTTGATCACATCTTTCAGTTATCAACTAAGTGGTCCTTCCGTAAGATGAGAGCAGAGACAACCGTTGCTCAGGTAGCTATCGTTAAACAACTCAAGGAGCTAGTGAAGCAGCATGGCCTGTCACTGAGCATCGAAGAGTTCAGACCTAACAAACACCAAGGCAACAAGCAGGAACGCATCTCAGCAGCCCTTGAGCCTCGTTATGACAACCTTAGTATGTGGCACTACCGTGGTGGTAATACTCAAATACTTGAGGAAGAGTTGTCATCCCGTAACCCACCGCACGACGATGTAATCGACGCATTGGCCTCAGTTGTGGATATGGCAATAAAACCTTCACGTAACGTCCGTAGGGATCGTGGTAACGTGGTACAATTTAACAAAAGATTTGGTGGAGTTTCCTTCTAATGGCTGGAACAACTATTGACCTAGATAGCATGATCGACCCACACGCACTAGCTGTGGACATTGCTAATCGTTGGACTACTTGGAATAAAGCTCGTCAGCCTAAGCTAGAGGAATGGAAAGAGTTACGTAACTACATCTATGCTACGGATACTCGTACTACATCTAACAGCAAGCTACCGTGGACTAACAGTACCACCACGCCTAAGCTGACACAGATTGCTGACAACCTACATGCTAACTACTTCTCAGCATTGTTCCCACAGAAGCGTTGGTTCCGTTTTGAAGCTAACGATCAGGACTCAGCCACTAAGAACAAACGTGATGTTATCCAAGCTTACATGGAAAACAAGATCCGTCAGTCTGACTTCACAACAACTGTCAGTAAACTTCTTAACGACTACATCCAGTACGGTAACTGCTTCGCCACTGTTGAGTTCACACGTGACGTGTCAGAGTTCGAGATGGGTGAGTACGTCCCTAACTATGTAGGACCACGTCTGGTACGTCTCAGCCCCTTTGACGTATGCTTCAATCCCCTTGCACCTGACTTCGATGACAGCCCTAAGATCATCCGTTCCGTTGTCACCCTCGGTGAGGTTGCTCGTAAGGTTGAGGAGAGTGTTGACAAATCCTACATGGGTACGATCCTAGATAAGATGCTAGGTAACCGTGCACACGCCTCAGGTAATGACATTGATGTGTCAAAGTCCCAAGGCTTCATTGCTGATGGTTTCTCATCCCTGCAGGAATACTACGAATCTAACTACGTTGAACTACTCACCTTCTATGGTGACATCTATGACAACGACACAGGCGTCTTCCATAAGAACCGTGTCATCACAGTCGTAGACCGTTCATACATCCTCACCAATGAGCAGAACCCTAGCTGGCTAGGTAAGTCCCCTGTGTTCCATGCAGGGTGGCGTGAACGTCCTGACAACCTCTATGCGATGGGTCCCTTGGATAACCTCGTTGGTATGCAGTACCGCATCGACCACCTAGAGAACTTGAAGGCTGATGTCTTCGATCAGATCGCCTACCCAATTCTTAAGATCCGTGGTGACGTAGAGGACTTCGACTTCGAACCAGCTGCTCGTATCTACATGGGTGAAGAAGGTGACGTAGGTTACTTGGTTCCTGATGCTACAGCCCTTAATGCTGACTTCCAGATCCAGAACCTAGAGAACAAGATGGAAGCCTTGGCTGGTGCCCCACGTGAAGCTATGGGTATCCGTAGTGCAGGTGAGAAGACAGCCTTTGAGGTTAACCAGTTAATGACAGCTGCTGGTCGTATCTTCCAACACAAGACAGCCCACTTCGAACGTGTGTTCCTTGAGCCAATCCTTAACTCAATGCTAGAGTCAGCTCGTCGTAACATGGACTATGCTGATACTGTACGGGTACTGAACGATGACTCAGGTTTGTTCTTCTTTAAACAGATCACAAAGGAAGACATCAAGGCTAACGGACGTATCGTTCCTATGGGTGCTCGTCACTTTGCTGAACGTGCTAACCGTGTACAAAGCTTGACACAACTGTACCAGCTTAAGCTTTCTGATCCAACCATGGCTGCTCACTTGTCAGGTAAAGAGTTTGCTCGTCTACTTGCAGATGAACTAGGTGAACCAGCTTTGTTCGGTGAGAACGTCACAGTCGTTGAGCAGATGGAAACACAGAAGATTGCCACAGAAGCTCAGGTTCAGTTCGAAGAAGAACAACAGATAGCTATTGAGCAAGGTCTATAATGAAGACCGCTTGGCTAAAAGAATGTAAGACGAAAGAAGAGAAAGCACAGGTACGACAACTTATCTTGTCAAACCGTGAGAGCCTTGATCGTCTTCAAGAAATCCTAGGGCCTATGCTCAAGGACACCCCACCTTCCGCTGACTATGACAGCCCCTCTTGGGCTTTCAAACAGGCTGATAGGATCGGGTTCAACCGAGCACTAACCACGGTGCTTGATCTTATCAACCTAGACAAGGAATAACACATGGTATTTACTGACGGTGCTGAAACCACACAGACCGACCAGTCCCCAGAGAATCAAGCACAAGAGACCCCACCACAGGAATCTTATGTACAGAAACTCGTAGAGGCAAAGGGAGACAACTGGAGCAATCCTGAGACTCTTGCTAAAGGAAAACTCGAAGCTGATGGCTACATTAAGACTCTAGAAGAGCAGCTAGCACTCATGCGAGAGGACATCCAGAAGAAAGATTATCAAGCTCAAGTTCTTGAACAACTCCAGAATAAGGCCACTGACACTACCGCAGTGAAGGATGGAGTGCCCAATAATAACGGTAGCACCAATGCACAGAACACCACTGATAGCATTAGTGAGGAACACCTGAAGAGCCTTGTTGAGAAGACACTGACACAGCGGGAGAACGATACTGTTGTAAAACAGAACCTATCCCACGTAGATCAGGAGCTAAGCAAAAGCTTTGGCACAGAAGCCACAGCTGTTGTAACTAAGAAAGCTGAAGAGCTAGGTATGTCAATGGATCGTCTACGGGACATTGCAGCTGAATCTCCTACCGCCTTCTTTGCTCTTATCGGTGAAGCACCTAAAGCCCAACAGAACCCTATGGTTCAAGGCTCGGTACGAACTGAGGGTGTCAATATGCAAGTCTCGGCAGAACGTAATTGGTCATACTACCAAAAGCTACGCCGAGAGAACCCACACGAATACTATTCTCCCCGTAATCAACAACAACTTATCTCAGATAAGATGAAGATGGGCGATAGGTTCGGTAACTAAACTCTCTTAAATCAAACTAAAAAGGACTAGCACAATGGCTGGCATGATTTCCTCCAATGCTGATACACAGCGTTTAATCCGTTCAGAGGTATACTCTTCTGAACTAAAAGACATCCTACGTGATGAAATGCAAGCACAACGTTATGTACGTATGCTTGATGGATTCCCTGATGGTGACTCATTCACAATCCCAACAATCGGTAAAACAACTGTAGCTGACTACACAGAAGACGCAGCAGTTTCATACACACCGATGGACACAGCTGAGTTCTCTTTCACAGTTGACAAGTACTTGCAGTCTGCAACATACCTAACCAAGAAAGCTGCGCAAGATTCATTCTACTCAGCACAGCTTGAAGCACGGTTTGTACCAGAGCAAGAACGTGCCATCCTTGAGCACTTCGAGGCAACCACATTTGCATCTCCAGAAGTTGGCGTAACAGCTAACTCCGCAGAAACAACTGATGGCATTGCTCACCGTATCTCAGGTGGTAACTCAGGTGTCATGGAACTAGCTGACTTTGCATTCGCACGTTATGCGTTGAAGAAGTCTAACGTTCCAGATCGTGGCTTGGTTGCTGTTGTTGACCCATCTGTTGAGTACCAACTGAACACATTGACAAACTTGACCAACGTGTCAAACAACCCAATGTTCGAAGGTATTGTTCGTGATGGTATCGCAACTGGTATGCGTTTCGTAGCTAACGTCTATGGCTTCGATGTATACACATCCAACTACTTGAAGACAGACGTAGCTGATGCTGCCTTGCTTGAAAAAGATGGCACAACTGGTAACGACTTCTCAAGCAATGCTGGTGTTGCTAACTTGTTCTTCTCTGCTGATGCAGGTGCTAACCCGTTCGTTGGTGCATGGCGTCAAATGCCAGAGGTTGACTATGAGTACAACAAAGACAACCAACGTCACGAGTATGTAACTACAGCTCGTTACGGTGTTAAGAAGTACCGTCCAGAAGGTATCGTTACAATCGTAACTAACCCTGCTGTATAATACTAAAGGGTGTCCCTTAACGGGGGCACCCACTAACTTTTCTATTGACAGATGCTTCAGACCCCTGTATAATTTCTTTACCTTGGCAGGGCCACTAGTATATATCCCCTACGGAGATTCCCCATGGCTAACGTAAACCACTCCACTCTTACTGATCCCTACCTGCACGAGCCTAAGGGTGTCTCTACAGCTTCTTCTGGTCAAGTCTACATGGCTAACGGTTCAGGTTCAGGTACATGGACACCTAAAGAGAACCTTGTTGAACTTTCCCTAGAAGGTTACATTGAAAATATATCATCTGCGTCTACAGTTTATGTTCCTGTTCCCTTTGCTGGAACGGTTATGAAGGTAGTCACAGTTCTTGAAGGTGCCATAGGTAGTTCAGATGCTACTATTACGGTTAGTGACGCAGCAGCAGCCTCTATGGGTACTATCACGGTAACTTACATAGGTTCAGCAGCTGGTGACGTTGACACACTGGTACCCTCAACTAACAACACAGTAGCAGCAGATAGTTTTATTACCATAGCAACAAACGGTGCCTCGGTTAACGCCGCATCACTTCGTTTTGTAGTAGTACTGGATAGAACATAATGAAAACTACACTCTTACAGATCGTTCAGTCTATCCTTAGTGATATGGACTCAGAGGGTGTCAACAGTATTAGTGACACAGTTGAGGCACAGCAGATTGCATCAGTAGTTGAAGATACCTACTACAACATGATTGCAGCTCGTGACATACCTGAGCATAACAAGCTGATGTCACTTACAGCAATGGGTAACTCAACTAAACCTACTCACTTCCGTTACCCAACTAACACCAAACATATTGAACGTATCGAATACAACGTAGGTACAGCAGAAGATAAGAACTTCCGTGTCATTGACCTTGTAGACCCTGTGGTCTTCCTTGATCGTATGGACGAAGACGACTTACTTGTAGAGACATATGACGGTAACCTTGACATCTTTGTCACCTCTAACGAACCACCATCATACTATACATCATTTGATGACAACTACATCATCATGAACTCATATGACTCCAGCATCGACAGTACTCTACAGGCCAGTAAGGTCAGAGCCTTCGGTTCTGCTTACCCTACCTTTAGTCAGACAGATGCACACCAGCCTGACCTAGACAACACAATGATGCCACTCCTGCTAGCTGAGGCTAAGTCAGCTTGCTTCTCCTTGTTTAAAGGTGGTTCAGACCCTAAGGTTGAGCAGTCAGCTCGTCGTCTTAAGTCGTACATCCAGAACGATATGCACAAGAGTAGTCGTGCTAACATCAAGAACAGTTACGGGAGAAAGTAATGGTTGAGTTCTTTCATGACACACAGAACCAGACGTGTGTATGTAAGACTGACAAGATGATATCAGCCATAACTATCTCTAAGGAGATCGGTGGTTACTGTTTCTTTGTCATTACTTTCGAGAAGGGTAGTGTTCCTGCTGAACTAAAAGGTAGGTATTCAAGCATACCTAAAGCCCAAGCAGCAGTTGAGCAGTACCTAAAAAACAAACGTAAGTCAGATACAGTTCGTAGGAACGAGTTCAGTGAAGACTTCGACAAACGTAAGAAGGTAAAAGATGCCGCAAAGTCTAAATCAAAAGGCAGTAAATAACTTCGTTCGTGGTCTCATTACTGAGGCTGCTGAACTTACGTTTCCTGATGGAGCCTCTGTAGACGAACTAAACTGTGACCTTCGTAGAGATGGTACACGTAGACGCAGGTTATCTGCTAAGGTAGAAGGCAGCAATGTGTTGTCTTCTTTTACTTTATCTGACACAGAGATCTTAACCACAGGTTCATGGACCAACGTAGATGGTAACGCTGAACTTGAGTTCCTTGTCATGCAGAAGGGTTCTATCCTTTACTTTTATAACAAAGCTGATCTACCTTACTCTGACCAGTTAGTGTCAGGCTCTATTAACCTTGGCTCATTCGAGTTCTCAGGTTCATCAGGTGCTGAGACAGCTAAGTGTCAGTTCACAACTATCAACGGTACACTCGTTGTTTCATCTTCAGCTATTGACACCTTATCTATTACATACAACTCAGGTGCAGGTACCTTTGCAACCTCTAAGATCGACTTTAAGATCAGAGACTTTGAATGGCAGGGTGACA